ACGCTGGCGATTCCTTGTCAACGATAATGTGGCAGCCGCGACAAACGGCAAGCCAGTTTTTTTGCTGTTCGTATTTTTCCGCGATGGTATCCTTTGCCGCAGCGTTCCGGCCCGCGATGTGATGCACCTCGTCGGCTCCCTTGCGGCTGCATACCTGGCAACGCTGCCCTCGCATCCAATCGGCCCTAGCCTGGGCGTGCGTCTTGTTTCGTTGTCGATATTTTGCCCGCTGGCGTTTCAACTGTCCGCCTCCATAATCTGCCGCCCTAGCCATTCCGCAATCTGTGGCACTACTGCGTTGCCGAGTCCTCGCAATCGGTCCACCCTGGCGGGAATCCCATCAGCCACTCGACCCAATTTGGGTTCAGTTGCCCACCAACCACCTCCCCCAAATTTTCCTTCTCGCAATTCGTTGTAGAGTCCTTGTGCATAAATGCGCGAGGCGTCGGCCACCGCTGCACTTGCCCCGTCAAATGGGTTGTGCATTTCATGCCGGGGTGTTTGCCGTAGATTGCCCTTGGAGTCGCCCAAAATGAAAACGCGGTCCCTGAGATGCGGCGCGCCAAAGTCGGCAGCTTGTAAACAGTGCCATTCTGCATCATACCCGATCGAGGCAAGCGTCCCGAGTACATCGACCAGTCCTCGATTAAGCAACGCTGCCACGTTCTCAAGCAGCAAGTACCGGGGCTTGAGAAGTCCAGCCACCCTAACGGCTTCATAAAATAGCCCGCTTCGCTCTCCGTCGAGTCCTGCGCCTTTTCCTGCGTAGCTGATGTCTTGGCAGGGGAATCCGCCGCATATAAGGTCAACGTGCCAAGGTGCCTGTCCTGGTCGGTTATCTGTTCTTTTCGGTTTCCGCCTTTCCAACAGTTCGCATCCGGCGTCGGGAGGAAACGTCTTGATGTCGTCCCATCTTCGGACGTCGGGCCAATGTTTTGCCAAAACTCGCCTTGCGTACTCATTGATTTCTACCTGCCATTTACAAACCATACCGGCACGTTCTAGCCCTAAGTCAAGGCCGCCAATGCCAGCGAATAAACTGCCAAACGTCATTGCTAAATCCGAAACTCAGGACAATCGCACTCAGGGCACCGCGATTCTTCGTGCGGATAGTTGCATCGATTGCAAATCTTTGTCATTGATCTTGCCAATTTTGTCTCGCAATGTCGTGCGGGTCAAACTCAGACCGCACGCTGGTTTCAATATATTTATCGTCGAAGAAAACGCGACTCGATATCTCGGCCAGTTCCGCGTAGCCTTCCCGCTCGTCGTCTAGTTTGATTAGATGCAGCGTCAGGGCAACTTGATCTTCTTTTTTGGGGTCAGCCGGCAACCGGCATACCGCCTCCAAAATGTGCGACTCGGTTCTGTGGTCAGGGGCAAGCCCTGCAATTGCGTGCAACGACTCAGGGCTCAGTTGTTTGCAAACCGACTCCGCTTTCTGTTTCGCCTGCCTCGATCGAGCGATCAGCCGATCAGTTCGACCGAAAACAGACGCGGCGCAATCGTCGCACAAGACCTCGAACGTGTCTGCTTCCTTGCATCGCTTGCACTCTAGTCCGTCGTCCATTATTGCCTCTCGATGGGTTTGATAGAAAACCCAAACTCCTGCAGGACGCCACGCAGAGAGTACAGCGGAACGTCGAATCCTAGCGTTCGTTGTGCGATCCCCTGCTCAACAACGCAATCAACCGCTCGCTTGCTTGCCGCAAGGTCGGGATACCTGAGTTTGATATGCTCAAAAAGTGCTTTGTGCTTTTCATCTGTCATTGAAATATCCTATGAATTTCCCGCATCGACATCGTACCCGATAGCGACCGGGGGAGACTTGTTTTTTAATCCACCGCGTCGAGTCGCACCAACAGAGCCGGTCCTCGCATTGATTGGACATCGTTAATTCCCCGTAAGTAATGTGTCTTTGATTCTGTAGCCGTGACTCTGACGAACAGCCAAGTCTGGCCGAACAACAGTAGGCTCTACAAAGATTAGCTTCCGGTCTTTTCCTTGTGGGCCGCAAGGCTGCATCCGCATGTGGCCGCTTCGTATGTGTCCAAATTTCAGCGGAGTCCCGCATCCAGGGCGTTCGTTAGTCGATCCGACTATTTCTGGTTGCGGCAGGTCAATCTCTGAGCCCACAAGCCAGCCCTTGCATTCTTTGATTTCTTTGCGAATAGCCTGATGCTTCAGGGCTGCTTTCTTTTTGCCTCGGCCTACAACCACTGGAGTCTCAATGTCCGGCAAAACCATTTCGTGATTATGTACGCCAAACATCGCAACGCCGATCACGACCTTTGCCAGATTGTGTTCTTCGTCTTTACTTAGGTATCGCTGACCGACCGGCAATTCTGGCCTCGGTAGGGAATTGTTAAATTCAAGGTCGTCCTCGATAGTTGAGTTCTTGTATATGCCGACGATAGTTTCGGTCTTTTGGTAATCGCCATCCTCCGGCATCCGGTAAATAAATCGGAGTTTACCAATCAAGTCTTTGCCTCGCTTGCGTTCCTCTGTGCTTCGGGCTTCCTCTGCGCGATTCCGCAATTGCAACAAAAGTGACTTTTTTACTTCCCCAATACCTAATGATTTTATTTCACTCTCAGAGGGGGTTTCTGTGTAGTCACCGAATGACACAATCACCGTTCCTCTGGTGCCGAATCTTCGGTGCCCACCAATGCAGACTTCAAAAACAGGGTATGGGAGCCGCAAGTGGCTTGAATCAAAGTTGAGGTTCGTCCTGCATAATGCGTCTACAATCCCAGGCCAAACTTTATAATACGGTCGGCCGTAAAAAGACCACTCGTTTTCACTTACGTTTAGCGTAGCGTTTGTTATGTCCGAAAAAAAACCTCTGCCGCAATGACGGAGAATCATTGACTCAATCTCTAAAACAATCTCCTTCGAGTTCATCCCGCGCAAATGTGGTAGGTCTCTCTTAAAAGAATCTACTATCGTTTCCCACCTTGAAAATTTCATCGTTTTCCCTTCCTTCCTTCGTTTCTGTTTCTGTTTATCCCTGAGCGCGGCTACGCCGCATCCTATACGGCGTCGCGTGTCTCCGTTTAGAGCCCATCGCTTGCAAACGCGCGGCACATATTTTCCAAGACCGATGCCATCCTAAGAGCGCGAGGGTTATCGCCATCTGCGCTGCGCCGCCATCGGCTCGCATCCCCTAATTCAGCCCGCAGGCTGTGTCTCGACCAGATTGCACTCCGGCCGGTGCGTCAGGACACCATAACGCTATTTGGCCCGCCGAGCGTCCCGATAAGCGGCCTTGGTGTCCGATATCGTGCTGGCTGGTGTGTTCTGCTGGTTCTGTTTTTCTTCGGCCTCGCGTGCTGCTCGATCCGCTGCACGTTCCAGCCTGATCTCGTATGCCTCGAAATCTTCGAGGCGGTGCTGTATGTGTTCGTCGTCGATGCAGAGCCGCAGGCAGAGGTACTTTTTCGCCAGTGGATTGTCGCCGAGGTTCCAGGGCGTGCGGTGCGTCTGCGTGATCGCATCGAGTAAATCTTCGAGAGGGAAAATCTTGAGTTGCTTGCGGATCAACTGCCGGTCCTTCTCAGTCAGCCTAAAACGCCGATTGTGTAGCGGCCGGCCGTTGTGACGCTGCCGTTTCATGTGCGACTCGATGATCTCAAATTCTCGCATCGGTGTTCCTCCGTGGGTAAAAAGTCGGCGGCGTCCTTGCCGCCTTCGCAAGCTAGAACGGCACCTCGTCACTCATTGACTGTGCAACTTCGTGTTCTTCGTTCATCGACGCATCCAACGCCGCCCGCAGTCGCTTGTCGTCATCGCTGACCGGATGGCCGTGTTTGTTTCCGTCCTTGTCAGTTTCAGGGTCCCATTGTTCCCGATACCACGCGAGCTGCTTCTCGCTCAACTGTTCGAGAGACTTGCCTTTATTTTTGCCGAAGTGGATCACAACGCCCCGCCAACCTTCTGCCGGTTCCTCGTCGGGTTTCGCGTTTAGCGTGACGCGGTTCTCGGTCGGCGTATAACCTGACTCCATCGAGTCGCCGGACCATAACTCGAACGCGAGCCCAAAACAGACCGCCGCCGCTTTGCAGTATCCTCGAACAATAGCATTCGAGACATCGACGGCCGTGATCTGGTCGAACGGGATTGCCTTGTGCCGGTTATCCATAATCGCCTGCACAACGGGCGGCAGAGTTGTTTCGTCCGTGTGGCAGAAATAAATTTGGACGTACCCGCTATTGGCGACGCGAAAAACTACATCGCCGTCCTCTCGGTGTACGCAATGCGGCAGCCAGCCGGGAGCGTGTTCGTGGAGTAGGTTTAGAGTTTTGGCCCAATTGATATATCGGGCCGAGAATGAACCGCTGCCGATTGATTCAACAAGGTCCTCCGTGGCGATTCCCGCCAGGTTAGGTATTTCAGACATCGTATCTCCTTCCTAATTAAAAAACTGGCCGCCGCGCCTCGAATGAAACACGACGACCAGAACCCAAGGAAGGAGGTTTTGCGGTTCGACTACCTGCTCAAACATGCTGCGACTCCTTCCAAAAACTAGCAACGAGGGAATCATACATCGACCGACCGGATCAGTCTAGGCCGGTTTTCTTCGCATCAACTCACGTTTATCATAAAATAGGCAGGGCACCGATACACCGAGAGCGGCCGCAATATCGTCGAGCCGCCGCGATGTCGCGGGGAATTGCTCGCCGTTTTCGTACTTGTACCAACTCGGCGCAGAGACACCTGCAACGCTAGCAGCCTGGGCGACCGTCATCTGGCGACGCCTTCGCAGGTAGCCGACGTTCTCAAAAAAGTTAGCCGCTGACATTGCTTGCGCCCTCGCTAGCTGTGGACGCAGTAACGTCGCTTGGAAAAAAGTAGCGGCGGTGCCCGTAGGTGATGCAGGGCAGCGATCCGGCCTTGGCCCACTTGCCGACGGTCTGCGCGGTCGTTTCCAGCACCTTGCCCGCTTCGTGAGCCGTCAACAGCTTGACGCCGAAGCAAGGCAGAGCGTCCAGCGTATAACATTGCGTCATGTACGCAACACAGACAGAGCCAGAATAGACTCGACGCCGCCCGCCAGGGCCTCGCCCGCCTTCGGTTGTCATGGCGTGAGGCAACGCGAACCGCTCCGCAAGGTATCCGACCGTGTTTTTCGGTACTCCGAGCAGGTCGCTCGCTGCGTCTGCGTCCAAGTCCCACAGCGGATTTTCGATTCCGAGTCGCTTCAACATACCGAGCGGATCAATCAACTCACCGTCGGGTGTCTGCTGGCCGAGCAATAACTCTCGGTCCATCGATTCGGCCGGTGTCGGCATGGTCGGCTCTGTTCGGAGCGTTGACTCAGCCTTTGCCATCTTCTCGATTGCGATGCCGATGTCCATAAGCTGCTCGGCGATACTTAAAAGCATTTCCTTGTGTTCCACAATCATCTCTCCTTCTCAAAAGTTAAAAATAAACGCCCGACCTGCTCAATCGAGGTCAAACACTAAAAACGTGCAGAGGTAAAAAAACGTCGAGGCGATTACGCCTAGAACGAAGCCACTCCCTAGCTCAAAAAAATCCATCTGTCGCTCTCCTTGTTAGTCACCACGGACGCCAATGAATGCGGGAAACCGAGGAACGCCCGCATCGGTAAATTCGAAAAAACTAAACGTCACCCGCTCGCCGACTGCTGGCGGGTTCTCACGCTGTCGATCGGTGAAGCCTGTCCCGATGCCAAACTCGGTTTTATCGTCGAGCAGGCAGAGCAACGCACCGAGTCGGCCGCGATGTTTGCCCGTCCCTGGCTGATGGCCTATCACGGTTGCGTCGGCATCGAGGAATGACTTAACCTTGAGCAGAGTATTGGATCGCTTCCGCTCGTATTGGCTCGCAGGATCGCGGAGCATAACGCCCTCGGCTCCGACTGCCTCGTACTGCCGAAGCAACGCGGGAACGTCGGCCGTCATTGTCTCCCGATGCTCAACAACTTGAACGTGCGGCGGTAGTTTCATGCGTTTAAGCAATTCGTACCGCTGATGGAACGTGGGCGAGCCTGACGTTAGAAGATCGAACGCCATAAACTTGACCTGCCGCCACTCCGAATCGACGGGCACCTGTTTGCGGCAGACGCTCACGGTTTTCTGAAACTGCCCGCGACCGATAAAAAGCTCGCCGTCGAGTTGAGCATCTGGCGGAAGCGAGGCGGTAAACCAGTCAGGGGCGGCGATTCGCTTCCCGTTGCGACTCAGCAACTCGGAGCCGTCCCAAAACGCCCGCATTCCGTCCAGCTTCTCAGACGCGAGCCAGCCGTCTACGTTATGCTTCGCCGCGTCAAACTTTTTTGCCAATAAGACTTTCATTTTTCCTGCCTTCCTTTGTTGGGTGTTGCGACTGCTCACTCGTAATCGTGCCCGTCCCAGGTGTGATCGAGAATGTTCCAAACGATGCCGCCGTGCCGCTGCTCGCGGTCGAGGGAGACCCATCGCCGTAGTAGGTGACGCAGGGGGCGGCAGTAGCAGAGAAGAAAACCGGCGCGACTGATTAGAAAATAGGACATTGCTTCGTTCCTTGGGTTTGAGTTTGTTGTGGTTTAGCAGTCGTGGACGGCGTCACCGCTGGCGGCTTTTCAGCTCTGCCTCGTATACTCTAATTCGTTCAATCAATTCTGCGGGAGCGTGCCCCGTAGGAGTTGAAGAAAAGTTAGGCAAAATTGCATTGAGCTCAGTTATTCGCTGCGCAATGTCGCTCGTGTCCCATTCTTTAATTTGTTCGGTAAGCGTTTTCTGAGTCGTTTTCATCGTTTCGTTCCTTGGGTTTGAGTAGCGTTCAAGTCTGTAATAGTTTTATCGTCTGGCGATAATCGTGTCTATACCGAAATCCAGTATTTTTCTGGATTTTTCCCGTCAGGGAATATCGACGCAGAGCCCCGTATTTGCCCTGTGTTGCGAGATTTCCCCCGCCTGTGGTATGCCAGGGGTAGAATTATCGGCTGTCAGCGGTGAATTTGGCCAATTTCAAGGCCATACGGCGACTCGATAGCCGAAACGATGAAAAACGGGCTGCCGTCTTGCTCGAACACGCCCCGCATCCCGATCTTCTCATTCTCGACAAATAGATCGTGGGCCGCGAGGAACGCGGGAACGTCCTCGGTGGCGATAACGTGCCCTCGCCAGAGATAGCAGGCGTTTATTGCTGCCTGTACTTTCAGCCCGTCTACCATTTGTTCAGCGGACATGATTCGGTCCCGATAAAAATCTTGTTTGTGCGTGCCAGGTCCGTACTGATCCGGCAACCGCAAGAGGTGCAATGGGCGTGAGTGTCGTCGATTGCCTCGAAGCGATCGCAGGGCGTGCAGATATTTTGAAAGATTCGCAGCACCTCGGACTCGCTCCGCGTCGGTGATCCTTCCATCTTCCACTTCGCGAGGGCTGTCATATACTTGGCCCCCTGCTTGACTCGTCCGTGATTGCAGCCGCCGCACGCCATCATTCTCTCCTACGTTGACGCGGGACACGCCCGCCCGGTTGCACTATTGAAAAGGCTCGCCGCTTTCGCCGTGTAGTTTGTAATGCTGGTCGAAAATCCTACGTTATCAATTCGCACAATCGAAGTCCCGGTTGTGCTGCCGCCGTACGCATTGTATCCGGCATTGTGTCTTGCGTCAGGTGCCCCGCCGATGTAAACGGGGAACAGTTCACTCGTCCCAAAATGTGGGTTTACGATTCCCCGCCAGGTCGTCAGCGATGGGCTGCTTGTGCTGCCTGTGACTGTGACCGTTCCCGTGCTTGTGTAGGTGGTGTGAAAGAACGACCAAACCGGAGTCGGCGCAGGCCACGCGCCAGGATAACCGTATATGTTCACGCCGGAGCCGGTCCCGCTCGGTTGCACCGCGAGAGCCGGAGGCACGCTAGTCGGGATGCCGCCGCTGTAACTTGAATTGTAGTAAACAACGCCGCCCGCTCCGGTCATCGTTACAGTGCCTCCGGCACTAGATTGTGACACTACGCCGCCGAGACTGACGATGTTTTGCGCGTAGCCTCGCGTTGCCTGCGTCCCGTCAATGCGAAACCACCCCCACATCCTCAATCCGTTGCCGATTGAGTAGCATTCGTGCTTGTCCTGATGCAGATAGCCGCCTCCTGAAAACGTCGCCGACTTTGTGCCGAGGTGTCGCGTCGTTGAGTAGGCAACGGTTCCCGATGTGAATAGGTCGAGATGCCTGTGGTAATCTCGCCCGTTCCCGTCCAGCGGGTAGCAAGGGCAATCACACGAACAGCACGGAGAACCGGGGTTGTCTTTTTTCCAGGGCATCAGGACGAACACGGCACGACAATCGCGCACCAGGTGTTTGCGGGTGCAAGAACGGCCAACGGAGCGACGACGATGGTGGTATTTACCGGAATGGTTGACGAGCCAGGGTTGTAGATTTTTCTGTATTTAACGCGAAGGACTCCTTCGTTAGGCGTGTCTTTTTTACAATCTGCTTTTGAAATGTTGCCGCCTAATCTTGTTGCAGCCGTGACGTTGTAGCTTTTGGCCGTGGTGTAGTCGCAGGGTGCGTTACTTGCGGGGCCGCTATCGGATACCAAGTCGGTCAAATAGCCAAGACCGACCGCCCCCGCCGTGATGTCGTTTACTGTTCTCGCAATGCTGACGCCAGGAATTGCGGGGGCTCCGTCTGATACTCGAGGCTTGTCAGGATAGATCGGGGCGACGGGAGTAGGCGTTGTGTTCGGTGGTTTGGTTGTCTGTTGTTGCTCTGGCGCGCAACACCATACGCTGTCGGTCGCAGGGTTAAAATGAAAAACACCACCAGCGTCGTTGCACCTTTTTCGTTGCTGACCAGCTTCAACAACTGACAGGTTTGAAAAGTTGCTTCGCGCAAACGTCACGCGACTGCCAGGGTCGCACATATTGCCAGGCGTCGGGGGTATGTAGTCTACCTCAACGCCAGGGCAGCAATATGGTTTGCCGTGCGGATCAGTTCTGAGATTAAAACCATTGTGACAGTTGCCGCTATGATCCGTAGGCACTCCACCGGTGCAGTCAATGATCGGATCAGTGCCGACTGTTTCAGGGCAGTCCGAGCCGACGCAACTCTGCATCGGTTGCGAGCAGGTCGAGCCGTAGCATGGCGGCTCGATGTTCTGCGGAGTGTGGACGTCCGTTCCTTTGTAGTCGCCGAACCGAGGATGGCCGGCAGGAGGCGAACCGATAATATGATCAGCGATCTGCTTCCTGGCGTCGTCGCTGAATATCTTAAACGTCATTTTTTAATAACCGAAAAGCTGACCGGCGTATCGGCGTGCAAAAAGTTCGTTACCGTTAGAACGTTCGGATCGTAGGAGAACGTTCCCTGATAGACTCGAAGATTCGTGACAGTTCGGTTTTGGCCGCTGACGGTTGTATCGACATTGCCGCCCCGCATGGTGATGTTTTTAATGTTGCCGCCTCCGCCGATAAACGCATTGCCGCCGTGAGTGTTTAATTCTTTCAGCTTGGCCGATTCGCTGCCGCTAAACGTGCCACCGTATAGGTTAACGACTGTGTTAGTAGTTGCTGCAACCGCCGACACGCTGCCGCCGTAGAGGGATGCGTTCGTCCAGGTTACGCCAGAGCCAAGCATCAGCCGCCCCGCGCTCGTCATCTCAATCTCTGCAACCGTGGCAGTTTCGCCGGGATTGACCGCCACCGCCACGACTCCGTTTTGCATGTTTATTCGCCCGATCGCAGAGCCTTTGAGGTTGAGGCCCGCCGCCCGAAACGAACCGCCGCCGGTGTTCGTAATGTGCAGAACCCCCGTTGATGCCTTAACGTCAAGGAATACCTCGCGCACGCCGTTGAAATAAACGGCCGAGGGTTTCATCTCGAAGTAGTTGGGGCCGGTCGATGATCCGATCAATTGATGGTAGCCCGATTCGATGTGCAGTTCGCCGTTGACCGTCGAGAGCGTGGTCAAATCATTAAGAACGCTACTAGTGCTGCGGTGCGTAAAGTAAAGGTTATCGCTTCCGGTCGGTACCCCTGACGGCGACCAGTTGGCCGCGACATTTAAGCTGTTCGCTCCTGCTGTGCTGCCGCCGATCCAAGTTTTATTAGCCATTGTCTCGCCTTATTTGTTTGGTTTTGGTTGTCCTGGCCACGCAATCAAGCCGCCGCCAATGTTTCCGAGGGCGACCATCGGGAACCGCTGACCGTCGAGGGTCCCAACGTGCATATCCGAGCCGCTGCTCTGGCCCTTGCAGTTCTTGAAACCCACCTGCACAATGCCAGGAGCGCGGAAATTGCCGTCGATGAATGTTTTGGTGATCGCAATATAACTGCCGCAGGGTCCCTTTTGCGGTGCGCCTATGCTGCCGCCCGTCAGCAGGGAACCGCAGGGAGCGTTTTTTTCGCGCTCTTGTTCATTGTGTCCTAATGCCGGCGCGCCTTCCTCTTTCGCACATCGCCCGCCAGCAGCTTGATCTCGCATGTTTATGCCGCGCCGCTGATTCTGGCGGTTGGTTTCGTCGATGTCAATTTTGCCGATGTTGTTGTCAAGGTCGTTCTGAGCCTGAGCGACTGATTCACCTAAAAGCTCGTCGCTCGCCGTCAATAATTTGTGAGTTACAACCGTGCGTTGCAGCATTGTTACCTCGATCTGAGGCGACGGCAAAATCGGTTCGCCGCAATGGTTATTAATCGGGTAATCTTTCATTGCACGAATTGTGCTGGTTGTCTCGGTGTCAGGTGGCATACAGTTACCGCCACCACCGCCGCCCCCGCCGTCGTTGCCTTTTCCGCCTTTTCCGGTATCGTCTTTGCTTTTCGCCAGGTCGCTGTAGGTCGCTTGAACATTAAAAACTGACCGATGCGCCGACTCAGGACTCGCCGAGCAAGTCTTGAGAAAGAATTGACCATTCGGGCCATCGGCCCCTGGCGGCTTTTCTGGAACAAGTGCAAGAGCGTCGAGCGTTCCTTCTGCTCCCGTTTTCCCTTCGGTCGAGTTGTAGATAAACGACACGCTAAGAGTTGTCTCGCGCGACTCTTTATTGAATTGCCCGCTTACACTTTTTGCGCTCAATGTTGCCATATCATGCTCCAAGCTCAACGGGAACCGCTGCCGCCCCTGCTGCTGGTGGCGGGACCGCGCCTGGTTGCGCGTGCTGTGCCTCGCCTTGATCTTGCAAGTGCCGGTCGATAGATCGCAGCGTGTTAAGTTGATCCTGCCCGATTTTGTTGCTTTTCTTCTGGAACGTCGCCAGCGGGTTCTCTTTTTTGAATTGTTCCTTGGCAATCATCTCAAACATTTTTTTAGAACCAAACCGCACCAACTCGCTTGTGCTTTTTTTGGCGGCGTTATCTGCTGCCTTTTCCCACGCATCAAGGCGTTGCTTTTCCTGTTTATTCTGATTGTCAATAATTTTGTCAATGTCGGAATCAATTTTTGCCGTGATCTTTGCGCGTGCCTTTGCTGCGAGGCGACGATTTTCTTCGGCGTCTGTGCTGAACGCTCCCGCTTGTTCTAGTTTTCGCACCTCGGCAAGTTGGTCTTGATATATTTCAGTCTGAGTTCTTGAAGATTTTACGAGATCGGCGGCGCGCTTTTTTTGCTGTTCGGCAATCTTGGCTCGTTCTTTCTCTCGCTTCTCAATTTCTCGTTCGTTGTCGAGGTACTGCTGTTGCGCTTCGTTTTGTTCTTCTTTCAGCTCGTTGATTCGTCGCTGATTTTGTGCCCGCATACCTTCCGTCAGCGTTGCATCTTCGCCGAGTCGCTGCTGCTCAAGTAATTCATCGTTCAATCGTTTCATCTCTGCGACGCGGGCCTTGCTTTCTTCGCGGAGTTTCTGCTGTTGTGCAATTAGTTGGTCGTCTGTTGCTGTCTCGGCGAACTTCTGAGATTCGGTCTGCTTCTCGGTTGGCGTGATTGCACTCGCAGATATTTCCTCACCTTGCTTTTTCAAATCGTCAACGCTTTTAATTAAATTGTTTACCTCGTCGTCGGCTTTTTTTGCGTCGTCCTCGTATTGCGAGAAGATCGACTCGACGCCCGCTTCAAGTGCGAGCATACCAACAAGAGAAGCCATTGCCGTCCCAAGTCCAACAAAAGAGGACGCCTGCGCAGCAATCGCCGCCTTCGCCAGATTTTTGATCACCTTTATGAGCCGAATAATCGCCGGAATCGCCGCAGCATAAGCAACTAATTTCAAGATTTTCATTGCCGAGTTAAATGAGATCAGGCCGTGCGTTGCATCGCTCAAACCGTCGCCCCATTCCTTGAGAGCCTTTGCCCCTTTTATTAACGCCTGTACTGCTTCGATCAAGCTGTCAAGCATATCCTTAAACGTCGGCATGAACGTCTGAGCAATCTCAATTCCAAGCAGCGAGATATTATCCATGAGCGTCGAGTATTTACCCGCGAGCGTGTCGGCTTGTTCTGCCATTGCGTTGCCGAGTTCGCCGCCTTCTCCGGCCATCGCTCCGAGTGCTTGCTGTAAATCAGAAAAACTAACTTTGCCTTCGGACACCATTTTGCGTATCGCTTCCTCTGCGACGCCGAAATGATCCGCAAGGGCTCTGGTGACTGGTATCGCTCGCTCGGCCATCTGGTCAAGAGTTTCTGCCGTTACCTTTCCTTGGGCCTTGACCTTTCCGAATATCTGAGCGAGTTCTGTTACGCTGGCACCACTGACCGCCGCCAGGTTGCCGAGCATCGTCAGCGTTTCTTGTATCTTGCTTGCCTCGATACCGAACGCGAGCAGTTGTTTGGTCGCGGTCGTTAGGTCTTGCATCTGGAACGGAGTACCGGCCGCGAAGTCTTGCAGGTCTCGCATCGTCTGTTCTGCGATTTCAACCGAGCCGGTCAGCGTCTTAATTGCCAGAACGTCTTTTTCTAGCTGTGCGGCATCAATGACGCCCTTCGAGAAAAACGCGCCCGCGCTAGCGATCCCCGCAAGCCCCGCCAGCGGAGCGAGTAGGCCCTTGAGTTTTTCGCCAACGCCTGCCGCCTGGCTGCCAAATTTCGTGACAGCCTGGCCGCTCTTTGCGAGGTCGCTCTGGAACTGCCCCGTCTGAGCAGTCAACAGAACATTCAGCTTGCTAATCGGGGCTCCCACCGAACATCGACTCCATTACCGAGAGCATCTGCTCCGGCGTTTGCTCTTTTTGTTTTTGTTTCCGTTTTCGCACCGGCATGAAATCATCCGGCGTCATCTTCGCGCCTTGGCTGTTTGCCGTGACAGCACACAGCAAGGCAGTCTGCTCCCATCCATCTTTATCTAGGCAATGCTCTCCGAGGTACGCCATCCAATACGCAAATTCGTCCGACCGGATGCGCTCCTGCGCTTCCCTAACTGTCATTTTTAGGTGACTCGCCAGGCGAAACCACAAGAGCAGTTCCGGCCGCTCATTTAGTTTTTTGCTGCGTCCTCGATTGCCTCGTCATCCATGCCGCATATCAAGCGGCACTTCGCATGGAGTCGATCAATCACCTCTGAGTTTTTGTCCGAGAGGGCCGCGAGGTCGTCCTCGGTAAACAACGGTTTCCCGTCGGCATCTACGGCGCAGCTTATAATCAGCCGTTCGCGGATGCCTCGATAATCTGGCGACTTGAGATTGCTCTGCTTGTGCGCCCAATGCTCATAGTTGTTGCGTTGGGCTCCCGTCATGCTCCGCAACAAAATAGAACCGCCCCATTCTGGAACGTCTACTTCGTGAACGTCGGTGTCTTTCGCCGCCAGAATCGCGTCTTTGCTCAGTGCCATTGATTGACTCCTTGTGCCTGAAACTATGCGAGCGTCCAATCGCCGCTGCATTTAATCGTCAGGCTGTAGCTTACAAGGTCGTCCATCGGTACACCAGTCTCCCAATTTGTGACGAACCCTGTGCCGCTCCAGGTCTTGTTGCCTGCCGTGGTGCCAATCGTTACGGTTACGGTTTCGGCAGCCGAGGCGATCGGCGTTGTGGTTCCAGCCCACGCGCCTTCGATGCTCAACTCGCCATAGTCAATTAGGTCGCCGGGGATAAACTCCCGGCCGCCCGTCGTTGAGAGGTCGCTGGTGTCAATCGCTTCTCGCGTTCCACCGACTCCGCTGATGCTTGTGATTGTTCCCACGTTTCCGCTTGCCGCCCATCCGAGCGTTGCTCCGTTGCCTGTTGCTGGCATAATCTCACCTCTTTCTAAGTAGAATAATAGAACAAGTCGATGTCGAGCGACCTGCCGTAAATGTAATCGTCTGACCCATCCGTGGGTTTAATCGCAGGCAAATCGCCCGCGCTTGTAACGTGTGAGTTCTCGATATTGATGCTACCAAATGTCGTCGAGTTCGTGTTGAGTTGTTCGATCACCGCCTCGGATATTGAGATGGCGGTGCTGTAGCTGTTTTGGCTGTAGCAATCGACCTCTAATGATGCTTGCCGCAACGTAGTCGGGCCGGTCGTGCTGTGGATCACCTCATCCGTTACGACCGAAAATGCGACGTTCGGATAGCTCGCCCCCTGCGGTACGGCTTGCGGATAAACGCGCGTCCCGACTAACGCCGTGATCGCCGTGCTGCCGCTCAATCGTGAGTAGATTCCTGCTTCGATGCCCATTTTATTTCAGCATTGTCGCTGCCGTTTCCTCGCTACTGCTCAACTTTTTGCCCGCTCCCTGTTTTTTGAATATCCTCGCCGCCTCTTTTTCGATAGCGGGGCCGAGTTGCCGTTTTAAGTTTTTCGGGAATTGCGTCAACGCCGACAAATATCCGCGACGAACAAACCGATTCGGCGCACGGCCTCGCCATCCTCGCTCGATACCAACGGCAATAGATGTCAGTCGGTTGTGTTTTTTGTTGGGGTAAACGCTCGCAACGTATTTTTCGCCGATACGCGGGCCGATAACCGCAACGGTCGTTCCGGTGTTGCGGTAAGTTTTAATCACTGAGCCGATGCTCTTTCTTAATTCTCGCAGCGTAGGGTCGGCGGGCCGAGGGTCCGATTTACTTGTCGGCAGGCGTTTCGGAACTTGGCTTTTCATAATCTTGACGGCAGGCTTGGCCGCTTTCTTGAAAGCGTCCCGCATAATGCGGCCGCGTATTTTTTGCGGGAGTTCTTTCATTACACCCTGACGAAATTCTTTTACGCCCTGAAAATCAACGCGCACCTTCGGAGCCTTGGACGCCATCAACCGTTCTCCTTCGCTAGCATTTCGAGGGTGTGGTTGCCGTTGTCGATATTGTTTACGTCAACGATGTGAATGGTTGCCGTGCTTGATGTGGTCGGGTTCCATTTAATCCGCATATCGGCAGCAACGCCGTCCTGATACCGCATCACGACTCGATGAGTTGAGTTCGTTTTGATCTGTTGGGCCGTGACTAATTCGCTGCCGCTGAGTTTTACAATCTGCATCCAGGCGGCTGCAAACTCAGACCAAGACTCGACAACCTCGCCGACCGAATTTCGGGTCGTGCCGCCGTCCTGCTCGATGCGGGCAAATATCTTGAGGTCGCCGCTACGAATAACTGCCATATCCGATCGATCCTAAGAGTGCGGTGACTGCGTGCGGCGGCGTTGCAACAATGGTTCCCGTCAATACGTTCTCGCGGGTCGCGTACCATTGACCAACAAGCAACTTGATCGCCTGCTTGACTTGATTCGGTGCCGTCGTCCATCCTGAAATAAATCGCACCTGAAC